GTTCAATAGATCAACAGAGTGACCCATTGCTGTGTAGTGTTGTGCGATTTCTTCCGCAGTTGGTGTATCAGTCATGTCTTTCTCCTTTTCTGACTATGCGTTTTCTAGGGCAGTGATCCGTGCTTCTAGTTCTTGGATAGTTTTAACAAGCAGTGGAACCAGTTTAGCTTGGTCAATACCTTGCATGACTGGATTGCCATCATCATCAACTTCGTTGTGTGTGCCTGTTACCGCCTCTGGAACTACCGTTTGTGCTTCGTGAGCTAAGAAGCCATCTACTGTAGTGTCTGCATCAGCAATAAAGTTAAAACGTGCAGGTTTTAATTGCTTGAGGCGTGTTGTTGCATCCCAATCATATGTTACGTTTTCTTTAAGACGGTAGTCTGAAGATGTGTTGTAGGCCGTTGAGGATGCTGTAATAGAAATGCTGCCGACAGTGCTACCAGTTGTTGAGTTCTGAAACACAAAAATGGTGTCATTAGCAACACGGCCTATTATACTCTCTCCACTTGGTTTAAACTGAAAGCCACTTTGCGTTGAAACTTCGCTTGTTTTTCCAATAAAAACAGAACCACCGGAGTTGATAACCTGCCTAGGATTACCATCCCCATCCGACAGCACGATGTTGTTGCTTGAGGTGCGGATGTCCAAGCCGCCTTCATTGCCGTTGTAGCGGCCTAAGATGGTGTTGGCTTGACCAGAAGTAACATTATAACCAGCACCCGCCCCAATAAATGTGTTGCGCCTGCTAGTGGTTGAATAACCTGTTAGCTGACCAACAAATACATTATTGCCATCACTAGAAACGTGGCTATACCCCGCCTGATAACCCACAGCAGTGTTGTTGCTGGAGGTGGTGTTGTTCCGTAATGCTGCCATGCCAATAGCAATGTTATAAGAACCCGTAGTGTTGGCAACAAACGTTGTTTGGCTTCCAGAGTCATTCCCGCCAATCGCAACGTTATACTGACCTGAAGTTGTTCCTGAAGCTACGTTGTAGCCTAATGCGGTGTTGTTATTTACGGTTGCGGAATATAACGCTTTATAGCCAATAGCAGTTACATTTGCCCCAGTGGTATTTGAATAACCCGCCTGATACCCAACCGCAGTGTTGTTGTTGGCTGTGGTGTTGGAGGCCAAACTCATGTGGCCTAGCGCAGTGTTATATGAGCCACTAGTGTTCACCCCAAGCGCACCGTTGACAACGCCAACCTGACCGCCGCCAATAGCCGTGTTGTATGTGCCTGTGGTGTTGGTGTCCATAGCATTAAAGCCAACAGCCGTGTTGTTGCTGGCAGTATTTGCCCGCAATGCTTTATAGCCAACGGCGGTAATTCCTGCACCAGTTTGGTTAGAATACCCTGCCTGATACCCAACGGCAGTGTTGTTGGATGCGGTGGTGTTGGAGAATAAAGACTGTGCGCCAAGAGACGTATTGAAAGCGCCACTCGTATTGCTTTGTAATGCTTGTCGACCAACACCTGTGTTAAACGATCCAGTGTTGTTGGTTAGCGCATTTTGACCAACCGCAACAATAGACTCTGCCGTAGTGGACGCATCTCCTGCCGAATCACCAACAAATACGTTATAGTTACCAGTGGTAACAGCACCGCCAGCATTGTGACCTAATGCGGTATTTTGAGTTCCTGTTGTATTTGCGGTGAGTGCGTTTCGACCAATCGCCGTGTTGTAGGATGCGGTGGTGTTGAGGCGCAAAGACCCATGGCCTAATGCAGTGTTGTAATTACCTGTAGTGTTGTCGTCCAACGATTGCATACCAACAGCCGTGTTCTGCCGTCCTGTAGTGTTAAGTTCCAGAGCAGATTTTCCAATAGCGGTATTTTGGTCGCCTGTTGTGTTGCTATACAAAGCACCTTGACCAAGCGCAGTTAAGGCATCACCAGTAGTATTACTATACCCAGCCTGATACCCAACAGCAGTATTGTTGCTGGCGGTGGTGTTGGACAATAAAGCATTCATACCTACCGAAACATTATTTGAACCAGTAGTGCTTGAAAGCATTGACTGTGAACCAACACTTACATTTTGTGTGCCCGTGGTATTTGCTGTTAAAGCATCAAAACCTATAGCCGTATTGTTGTTTGCTGTAGTGTTTGCCAAAAGAGCATCTTTGCCAACAGCAGTGTTATTTACGCCCGTAGTATTGCTGTACCCAGCTTGATACCCCACTGCTGTGTTGTCGCTGGCGGTGGTGTTGGATTGTAGGGCCTGTGCGCCTAAAGCTGTATTATACTGGCCTGTAGTGTTAAAAATCAAGCCATACATACCGATAGCAGTGTTATAGGAAGCTGTGGTATTGCTGTATAAAGCATCATTACCCATTGCAACGTTGTATATACCCGTGGTGTTACTATAGATTGCCCTGTAACCCACTGCGGTGTTGTAGCTGGCGGTGGTGTTTGCACCAAGTGCATGACGACCCAAAGCTGTATTATAACTGCCAGTAGTATTTGCATCTAGAGCCGCTGCGCCCATTGCCACATTGTTAGTGCCTGTTGTGTTACCCTTTAACGCAATCACACCAACAGCAGTGTTGTCGCCACCAGTTGTCTGTCCGTATAAAGCCTGATAGCCAATTCCTACGCTGTCATACCCTGTAGTATTACTATACGCAGCCTGATACCCAACAGCAGTGTTGTTGCTGGCGGTGGTGTTGGACAAAAGTGCGTTCGACCCGATAGCTGTGTTATAAGCGCCTGAACTATTTTCTCGCATTGCTATTCGACCAACAGCAACGTTGTTGCTACCAGTTACCACGGCACTCAAAGCGTTTGACCCAACAGCTACGTTGTCACTACCCGTGGTTAAGTCATCCCCAGCATTAGCCCCAATAGCAACGTTATGCTCCCCTGAAGAATTATCGGAAAGAGCCTGATAACCAACGGCGGTGTTATTAGACGCTGTTGTTGCCGCATCTAAACTAGCACTGCCAACTGCAACGTTATAACTGCCTGATGAAATATCATTCCCAGCATTGTCTCCGAGGGCAACGTTATGTGCGCCTGAAGTCAATCCCGATAGAACTTTATTACCTAACGCAGTGTTTCTTGTCCCAGTGACGGAAGCATTGAGCGAGGAATCCCCCAATGCCACGTTGTTTGTACCAGTAGGATAATTCCCGTCCAGCTTAATCGTGCCGCCATCGACTGACAGGTTGCCAGCGACTGTAACACCGTCCGTGACTGCCGTACCCGTGATGTCTACGCCTGTGCTGGTGGTGGCGAGTTTGGCTGCGTTATCGTAGTAAAGCGTAACTGCGCCATCTGTATCAAACGTAGCCATCAATTCTGATGTGCCTTTGTCGATGCTTACACCTGTGCCATCACTTGTGAGGTGTAATTTGCCAGTGCCAACATCTTGAACGTAACTGTTGTTTGCGTTGTGGTAAATCTGTAGGTCAGACCCAGCACCGAAGATGGCTTTGCTGTTGTCCGCGAACGTAATGTCGTCGCCCGTAGAGACAGCAATGTCCGTGCCGCCTGTCGTGTTGCCGTTAGCAAGAACCTCAGACAGTTCGTTGTTTGCGCCAACCTGTGTATCCACATACGCCTTAATCGACTGCTGCGTAGCTAGGGCCGTCGCGCTATCGGACGCCATGTTGTCTTCGTCTAGGATTGCGGTCACCGACACGCTGCCCAAGCGCAGGCTGTCAAAGTACGCATTGTTAAAGACGTTCGCCGCTACCGCGCCTGTTCCCGCACCGTCAAAGTAAATAACCGCAGTCGTTCCCGCAGGAACCTCGTAGTCATTACTCGCGTTGTACGTGCCTTGGAACAACAAAATGCTACGTGAACCAGACAAGCTGTTGCGAACGTAAATAATCTTTTCCGCGTCATTTGGCGTTAGCTGCACGTAAGCTGTTGCACCTAAATCCGAGCCGTCATTGAAGATAACCATCCGATTACGACCATTGGATGCCGCGCCATCGCTGATAGGCAGTGTATTTGGTGAACCAGAAGACCCCGCCGAAGCAAGGGTGACTGTAACCTGACCGTCAAGGGCCGTGTCTAAAAGTTCAAGGTTTGTATTGGTTGTATTACCCCATGTACCCGACTGTTCACCAGTGGCTATGAGTTCGATACCGTTGTTTAATGTATATGTACTGGGCATGGTTTTCCCCTATGCTGCTATGTCATCCCAACTTGGAGTCTGAGACGGTGATTCGTCACTCCAAGAAGGGGTGGAAGATGGTGTTATTGAAGTATAACTCGGATTTTGATTTGGAGCAATCTGCGAGAGCGATGGATTTTGCGTTGGTGTTATCGGAGTATAACTCGGATTTTGATCTGGAATAATACGACCCCAGACAAGAACTGGACCTACTTCTCCTGTTCCTGCAACACCCGTGACAGAAACATCTGCATTGGCTGTGGTCGTAACAGAACCTACGGCCCCTGTCGCTTCAACGCCAGTAACCTGTATTGTTATTCCAAAAGTAACTGTAACTGTACCAACTGAACCTGTAGCTTCTAGCCCAGTTGGGGTAACGTTTGCCGTACCCGTTACCGTAACGTCACCAACTGAACCTGTGGCCTCAAGGCCAGTAACAGCTACATTTGCCGCAGCAGTTACAGTGACAGTGCCAACCGATGATGTCGCTGCCAATCCTGTAACAGAAACATTAGCTTCACCGATAACCGCAGCAGTGCCAACACCACCTGTGGCTTCTACACCCGTTACGGCTACATCCGCGTTGGCCTGCACCGTAACAGACCCAACAGCCATCGTAGCCTCAAGGCCCGTAACCGGAACATTCGCATCACCAGAAACAGTTGCCGTGCCAACAGCCCCCGTTCCCTCAACACCTGTTGGATATACATTAGCCTCACCAATGACATTGGCAATCGCGCCAACCTCACCAGTCGCTTCCAATCCTGTCGGGAAGACATTCGCTTCTGCTACAACCGTAACAGAACCTACACTCGCTGTCGCCTCTAGCCCAGTTACAGGAACATTTGCTTCGGCAACAACTGTGACTGAACCAACGTTACCTGTGGCACCAGCGTTGGTAATGGAGCCTTCATTCCATCCAAGTTGGCCCCATGTCCCTCGGCCCCAGCCAGATAAAGGGACAATGACATCTGTCATTAGGCTATCCGAATAATCGCGTTACTTGCGTCCGCTGTTGGAAAGACGATAGTAAAATCACCCGCCGTTGACGTTTTATCTGCGCCAAAATCCAGAACAACAACGCTAGGATCACCTGTCGCAGTATCGTTATAGATCAACGCTCCACGCGCCGTAATCGTCGCCGTAGAAAACGTCAAATCGGCAAAGTCTGCAAATGCGGTTGTGCCAGATGTCGTAGGCGTAACATTTGTCAATGTGCCGCCACCAGCAGAATAACCTGTACCACTTACCTCATTCGTAGCGGTATATGCAGTAGTTGAGGCATCAAAAGATGCACTGTTAGTATATAGCGCCAACTTAAAAGTATTTCCCGTAGACGCAGTAAAATCGTGTGTTGCAGTCATAAGCTCTTTTTTAAAGCTCGTGCACATAAAGTTGCCGGTAAAGGCCATGTCACATTCTCCTTATGAGTTCCGCAAGCTCTGAGTGTCCTGCGTCATTGATAGCGTTGTATATTGTAGTTCTATCACTTTTTACTGCTTCGCGTAAGTAGAACTCAATGACTTTTGTGATGTTGCGCTTATAGGCTAACGCCTGATCACGAATTGCAGGAGGGGCAGAATCTCCTATAGCAACTATTTTATCAGCACACCTTTGTGCAACCTCTTCAGGAGTAAAGCCACGATTATTCGTGGTTTTTACATCTACCTTAAAATCTTCTGGCAATCTTATATCCAAAGCAGGTATCATGTTTTCTCCCTAATAATAAGACCTGTGCGATACGCATCAGTAACCTCTTGAGACTCTCCGAAATTCTTAACACGAGAGAGTGCCTCAGTAAAACGCTGTGTATAATTCTGTATTAAATCGCCTTCACCCTTCATAAACGTATATGCTTCAATAAGAGATCCATACAACAAGGCTACTGACGCATTTGTACTCAACCATGTTGTTCCACTTCCCGCGCCAGCCGTTAAAGAGTTAGGTCGATAAAAATAATGAAGTTCAACAGCATAATTAGAATCGGGCGTTGGACCTAAAATTAAGTTATCTATATCAAATTGCGCATAATAACGAGGAGCACCAGTAGTTGCACCATTGGGGTTAAAAGACTGAACAAAGTTCACATCTTTAAAAAGCATAAACTCTTTATTGCTACCATTCGTAAACGAAAGACTAAATGGGGCAAGATAATCTGTAGGAAGCGCAAGATATTGATTGCTTGCGGTTAAAGTTCCGCTTTGATTTTTGCGAAACACATCTAACTGAGCAATTTTTAAAATACGCTCCTCTGCGTTTTTAATAAATATATTAAGATTGTTCACAAAGGTTGTCTCTGTGTTCTCAGTATAGTCTTGAATTGCAGTTTTTAGTTCATCGTATGTAAAACTCATGAGATCACCACTGTAACTTGACCCACATAACCGATGGTATTCATCTTATTCTGCGGGGTAGGAAATATATTGTCACCAACGCTCACAGAAACTGCGCCAGCTTCTGGATCGGGGCGCGGGTTTCGTAGTGCCTGTGCATCTGGACGTGCTCTAAGAGGTTCTAATTGAGGGTGCTTTGCTTCCCACTCATCTTTGCCTACTAAAAGACCATTCCACTCCTTTCGCATGTCATGCAATCGGTAGCGAAAACCTGATCGGTCAGAAATACCATATGCCCACTTACCAGTGGCATACTTAGACATAACGATAGTTCCTCAAGTCTGGCGCAACGCGGAAGGACGCACGATCACGATCTTCGTCCATTGCTCGGTTAAGTTCTTCTTCGTACAAAGCCTTGAGCATTTGCATGCGGTCTGGCGCACGTTTTACACTGATGTAATAAGCCAAACCCGCAGCAAGCGCGGGGTAAAACCGAAACGGAACACCAAGAGTGTTGGTGTATGTATCTGCGTCATCAAGTCGCGTCAAAGCATCATACAACACAACATCTGTACTATTGTCTGGCAAAGGCCACATTTTTAAAACAGGTGTAATTTGACGGTCTACAAAAAACTGAGTTGGACGTCCCTGAGTTGTTTTTGTAGGAATATTCAGATATTCATCACGACTGATACGATCTAGGGCATAATCAGTCCCATCACGGCGCACAACAAGTGAAAGAACGTCTATTACGTCAGTGCCAAGAT